AAGCAATCTTACAGAAATCCCCTGCTTTAAATAAACATACTACTAATAACTTGTTCGATATGACCAAGCTTACATATAAGTTTGATACCTGTATCTTTCACTTTACATGGGCATCTTCTTCAACTGAGCTTGCATCTAAAGCTAAGAAGTACTTATTCATGGATGAAATAGATAAATACGCTGATGAACTAAAGAATGAAGCAGACCCAATATCCTTAGCAATGGAAAGATTAAAGACTTATCCAGATAGTAAAGCTGTATTTGCAAGTACTCCTACACATCAATATAACCAGATTTCAAAGAAGTATAAAGAGTCTAATCAATCTATATACATGTGTGAATGTCCAAAGTGTGGATATAAACAACAACTTGAGTTCTATCAAATCAAGTTTCCTAAAGAATATAAAGAAGATATAAATAGATTGTTATCTGAAAAGCCTTGTTATTATGAATGTAAAGATTGTAAATATAAGATTAAAGAGAATGAGAAGAGTACATTTATAGCTACAGGTGAATGGAAATCATTACATCCTGAGATTAATCATCATATGGGATTTCATATATCTGGTATTATGAGTCCGTTTATGTCGTTTTCCGACATTATATATCAGTTTTTGGATGCTAAACATTCAATGGATACTGCTAAGATGAAGAACTTTACCAATTCTATTCTTGGTGAATTCTTTGAAGAAGATATGAAGAACGTTGCAGTAGTTCGAGATAAGGTATTAAAGCCTGATAAGAATAGATTTGATGTATCAGATGATGCTGTATTTGTAGTTACAGGTATTGACAAGCAGGAAGATAGATATTATTACACTACTTATGAGTTTTGTTTTAATAAGAAGATGAACCTTATAGATTATGGAATGATTAGAACCGATGAAGAGATTGTATCTAAGATAGTTCAAAAAGCATATTCATCCAAATCAGGAAAATTGTATACAAATAAGCTAATTGCAATGGACTCTGGTTATAAATCAAGTGAAGTATACGAGTTCTGTAATAAGTATAAAGAAATCATGATACCAATTAAAGGTGCTTCTACTGGTTCAAGAACACAATTTGATTACAATATGAGACCTTGTTTTAAAGATATCAATGATAAACCTAATAAGAATGGATTACACTTTGCTTATTTACAGACTTGGAACTATAAAGATATCTTCTATGATTTAGTTAAGTCTGAGAAACTTGGTGTTCATAATGAAACAGATGATACACTTATAAATATGTTAAACTCAGAATATAAAGTATTTGAAAAGAGTCAAGGTAGAAAGATAGGAAGATACAAGATAAAACCGGGACATGGTGACTCAAACCACTATTTAGACTCGACTGTATATGCTATCTTCTGTGCCGATTACTTAGAATACTTTGGTTCTGATATATTTCAATATGAAAAAGAGTATATTCAAAATCAATATAATCAAAAGAAAGCTGCTGATGCTGCTGCTAATCATGTTCCAAAGCAGGTTCAAGAGAAGATGCAAACAATAAATGCCTTATTAAATAAGCACAATTCACAAGTAATATCAGAGGATGATTATTGGTTAGAATAATAAAATTAAAATATAACGACAAATATTATATAATACAATTAAAAGGAAATAAACTATGAGTTCTGATTGTACTGGGGATTTTAGAGTAAATCTTCTTATTCATGTAGAAACTGCTATAATAGAATTAGTTAGCGGTGGTTCTGCATCTTATTCTATTGGTTCACGTTCTTTCACTTATAATAACTTAAACGATTTAATAGCTTTAAGAGATAAGATGAAGGATGAATTATACGGTGGTATAGCTATAAACTACGCTACCTTTAAGGATTGTTAATATGAAAATAGATAAACAACTATATGGAAGTTTGTTAAATATGAGAGAACAGTTTAAAGGTGCATCTACTACAGATAGATCTTTAAAGGATATCGGTGGTGAATATTTAGTTAACGCCGATAATATGATACTTGATGACCTTCCTGTACTTAGACAACGTTCGAGAAATCTTTATAATAACGTAGCTATTGCAAGAGGTATTGTAAATGCTATCAAAGACTTCGAGTCTAATTATAAGTTAGTTTCAAATGTCAGTAATAATGAAGAATTAAAAGAATTCATTAATAAGAAGTTTAAAGAGTATTCTAAGAACATGTCTTGGGATGGTAAAACTTTTGATGAATTCATTAATCTATATAAAACCAATCTTGTATTAGATGGTGAAGTATTTATTAAAGTATTTGATGAACCAAGAAGTAGAAGTGAATTTTCAACATGTTTTCAAATCTTCTCTCCTGATAGAATATTTACACCTTCTGATAAAAGAGGTGAAAAAGAGAATATTGTAGATGGTATTCAAAAAGATGAATTTGGAAGAGCTTCTGGTTTCTGGTATTTAAAGTTCCAACCGAATAAATATACAGATAATAATGGTAACAATTTTGGAGTTCATAAGACCCATAATGAAAATACCACATATCATTTGAACTATAATTCCAAAGACTTTACTTATGTTCCATTTTATACAGATAATAATAAGCTGAATGCTTTACATATCTTTAAACAAGACTTCCCAGAACAGACAAGAGGCGTTCCTTATCTCGCAAGTATCATTACAGAGATTAATAACTATTCAACTTATAATAAAACTGAATGGGTTAGAAGAAGAGCCGCAAGTTCAATTGGTATCGTTGTAACAACTAATGAACCGGTTGCAAATGCTAATAGAAACTTATATAAGTTAGATGATATATTAGACTCTTCTGGTTGTATTGATAGTACTGGTTGTTGCTACACTGACACTACATGTGGTGATACTACAGGCTGTGACAGTACATCTAATTATCTTGATATCACTTTAAATCAATTACAGAACTGTATTCCTCAAAAAAGAGAACAGTTAATGCGTCCCGGTGGAATTATGTATTTAAAACCCGGAGAAGGTGTTGAAACTGTAAATCTACAAGGTCCTGATGCTGGTGTATATGAGTCGTTTACAAATAACTCAATTATGAATATGGCATCTGCTGTAAATCTTCCTGCATTCTTATTCTATCCAGATTTGGGTAAATTAAACTTCTCTTCTGGTAAGTTAGGATTAAATAGATATAAAATAACTCTAAATGATACACAATCATTTGATAATGATAAATTACTTGTTCATATATACGAAAACTTCATAACTGAATTAATAAATCTATATCCAGAAATGTTTAGTGAAATAAAAGAGGATGTTTATTGTTATGAATGGTTTGGACCAGTAGTTCCTGATGTTGATATACAAAGAGAAACAGCAGCAAGTGTAGAGATGTTAAATAATAACTTAATGACTTTAACTGAATATTATTCTTCAAGAGGTCAAGATTTTGAAGAAACAATGAGACTAAGAGCTAATGAACTTAAATATATGGAGTCTTTAGGTTTAATTGTTCCACGTGGAACATCTGAAGGTCAAAGTATAGATCCATTAACCGATGAAACCGATTTAACTCCAGCACAAGAAGCTATTAAATCTATACAAACAGATACAAACAGTTAAAGTTATTTTTCTTGACCGAGACAAATATACATAGGAAGATATAAAATGAGTAACTACCTCAAAAAATGTTTTAACATGAAGGATACTAATAAACCTTCTATTAAATCACAAATGATAAATAATAACTTAGAAATTGAGTTATATGGTAATATTGGACAAGGTGGAATAACCTGTGAAGATATTATGAACGAAGTCAGTGGTAATATTGATAATTGTAATGAAATCATGTTACATTTAAATAGTAACGGTGGTGAAGTATTAGAAGGATTTGGTATTTATGATTTCTTTCACAAATATAAAGAAAAGTTGAATGTAATTGTTGATAAAGCTGCATGTAGTATAGCTTCTGTAATTGCTTTATCTGGTAAATCATTAAAGATGGCTCCTAACTCATATTTCATGATACACGCTCCTTATTCTAAGGTAGAAGGTGATACAAGAGAGTTAAAGAGACATGGAACATATTTAGAGACTATAGAGAATAGATTAGCTAAGTTCTATAGTGAAGTTCTAAAGAAACCTTATGATGAAATTCATAAAAAGATAGTTGACGAGTCTTGGTTTGATGAATATCAGGCTTTAGATTATGGAATATCAAATGGAATATATAAAGGAAAAGTTAATAGCTTACCATTAAATTTATTTGAATATTCTAACTTAGAAAAAGATGTTTTATATAACCTATTAGATCGTAAATCAACAACAAAAAAAATAAAGGAATTTACAATTATGAATGATAAAGCTAAAGCAGAATTGCTTAAAATTAAAAATGAATTAGAAGAAACTAAGAAAGAAGCTGAAGAACTTTTAAAAGAAGATGAAGTTGTTGCAGAAGTTACCGAAGAAGAGGTAGTTGAAGCATCAACTGATGAACCTATTGAAGAAGTTGTAGCTGAAACTGAAGTTTTAACTGAAACTCCTATGGAAGAAATGGTAGAACCTGCTATTCCTGCTGTAGAAAAAGAACTTTTAACTGAAATTATCGAACTGTTAGCTGATGCTGATGGCAATCTATCTACAGAAGATATTTTAGAAGTTATTGAGATTACCGACCCTATGGCTGCAATTAAGTTAGCTGGTGCTAAAGGTAAAGCTCGTATTATGAATATGGCTAATAAAGAACTTAAAAATAGAAGTGATTTCAAAGCTATTAACGTTGTAAAGAACCAATCAACTAAAACTACTCCACTTGAAGGTGCTGTGAGCGATAGACGTATTGATTTCTCTAAACTTGCACAATTAAAGTAATAAAATACAAATATAAACATTTAAGGAGTTTATAAATATGCCTAATTTAATCGAACTACACAAAAGACATAACGGTGATGCCCGTTTACCTATCGTAGAAGTACTTTTACAGGAAACTGCTCTTTTTGAAGATGCTGAATTTAAACCTGCTAATAAACAGTCTCAACATACCTATAGTGTTCGTGATAGAAACGTTGGAGTATCAAGAACTGGTTTATATGAAGGAACAACTAAGGGTTCTTCAGGAACAGATAAGAAATCAGAAGATATTTGCTATATTTCTTCATTAAGTGTCATTGACTCTCGTGAAATTGATATGGCTGATGGTGGAAACACTTATTCAGAAGATGAAATCTTCAACCATGCTTCAGTTATTTCAGAACAGGTTTCATATGATTTCTTCTATGGTAACGGTAATAACCAAATGCGTGGTATTGCTACCCGTGATGAATATAATGCAATTGCTGACAGTCAAGTATTCAGTGCTGATGGTACTGGTTCTAATCTTTCTTCAATCTACATTGTAAACTGGAATAGTACCTACTTTGCACATGCTAAGAATGGTATTGGTGGTATTGACTCTAAATACATGGGTGAAGACTTATTCCCTGATGGTTTAGGTGGTTACTATCCTGCACAGCGTTATCTTATTCAGTTTGGTGCTGCTCTTGTTATCGATAACTACAGAAATGTTACTCGTATCGCTAACGTACAGCTTGATAGTACTTCTGCTGATTACTGGGCTGCTATTCAGTACAGAATGGTAGAAGCTGCTAATAAACTTCAGACAAGAAATGGTAAAATCGTTGCTTATGCAAATGGTGATGCTATTTCCGTACTTGAAAAAGGTCAGTTAGCTAAAGGTAATGTTTATTACACTGCTTCTGATAAGATTGATGGTTATAAAGTCGGTTCATTCTCAGGTATTCCTGTAAAGCGTGTTGACCTTATTTCTTCAACTGAAGCTGTTGTTTCTTAATCTAAATTAAACCAATTCACCCCAGTCTATTTATATAGATTGTAAATAGACTGGGTCTACAAACTTTAAGGAGTTACATAATATGGTAAACGGATATTTTTATGATAAACAATTAGAATTTGATGATAGTGTAGCATTATCTGCTGATAGTACTTCTGGTGCTATTCTTACAGGTAAGAATGTTGCTTCTGTTGATCAAGTTTCTGTACTTACTCAGGTTTTAACAGATACTACTTCTGCCGGGACTCTTACAATCAATGTTCAGGATAGTACTTCTGGTTCAGCTAACTGGACTACTATTGCTACTTCTGGTGCTGTAACAATGAGTTCATTAGACGTTGGCGATTTAATTGAAATCCCAATGCCTCGTCAGAATAAAGCATATCTTCGTGTCGTTTGGGACGTAAGTGCTGACCTTGGAACATCTGTTGTTAAGAGCTTAATTACTCCATCTGTTGCAGTCGGATAATTAAGTTTTAGAATAAGTTTTGGCCCCGACCCAACATTGAAGTCGTTTTTGTGTGTGTTTTTGCGATTTCAAAACGGGGTTGGGGTCATTTTTAACATGGATAAAATATGAAACAAGCATTTACTACAAAATATGTTAGTGATTTTTATGACTCAAAAGATTGGACTCTTTTAGATGTATATGTTCGTTCAAATTTTAAATTAAATAGTTTATGTCCAGAGGGTCATCTAAATAATCAATCATTTAATGATTTTAAACAAGGTCGCAGATGCCGAACATGTCAATATATAAATATAAGTGGTCCAAATCATTATAGATGGAATTTAGATAGAACGAGAGATATAAGATCTGGATACTTGAGAAAAACTAATAAAACATTAATTAAATTATTAAAAGATGATTATAACTATATAAATTATATAAATTATCCTAAAGAATACAATATTGACCACATATTTCCGCGAATAGCATTTATTGATAATGATTTAGATAATATTTATGGACTTGAAGTTTGTAAAACTATTTCTAATCTAAAAGAAAATCTAAAAATAATATCATCAAAAGATAATGGATCTAAAGGTGGTAAATACAACCAAGAAGAATTTATGAACTGGTTTAATGATAAAATAAAGGAATATAAACTATGAGTTTTAGAGATAATGTTGAGAGTGATATTCAAAATATATTTTTTCAAAAAACACATTTTGCCGAAGATGTATATTTTTACAAAAAAGGTATTGAATATGACTCTACTTCTAATATTCCTCAATTAATAACTGTAGTCTTTTATCCTGATAATCTTGAAATTACAAATGGTGAGTCGAGAGAAAATCTAATTGGAGACGCTACTTTATATCTTAAATTGAATAATACTGACTCTTCTGGAAATGTATTTCAAATAAATCCCGAAGTTGAAGACTATATAGTTAAAAATGATATTAGATATCAGATAGCAAAAAGACCAGAGGAAACAATGGGTAGCTGGACATGTAGATGTGTAAGCTATGAAGCTAAAATTGGTATATCTAATAATAATATAAAACCATTTAGAACACTATAAGGAAAACACAATGAATGTAGTCTGCCTAATCGAAGATACTTATACATTATTAGAAGCTAACACTGCTTTACAAACATGGTCTGATACAACAAGTCTTGAAAATCATTTATTTAAGTTTGCAGTAGATGAAGAATATATAAATGCATATTATCCACAAGTTCTTATTCATAATGATTACAATACAGTTAATTATGTTAGTAATGTTGGATTTGAATGGACCAATGCGGTTTTAGTTGAATTTACAGATAGTCCAAATAGATATTTAAATGAAGACTCAACTAAAATGAAAAAAGTTGGAGATTTACTATGTGAATTTCAACGAAATGTTGATGCTGTCATTCAAGAGTTTGCTTGTAATACAGGTATATTTAATATGCCTATTAATACAATTAAATTAGTAGATATTGGTATAGCATCATCAGAAGTATCAAGTCATGAAGCAGGTAGAGTACTTAAATCAATGTATACCATTGAATATTGGGGATAATAATGGCACCAAGAGCATCTATAGAAGTTAAATATAAGAAAGCTCCACGTGGTTTAACTAAGAAGTACAAAGAAGCTCGTGAAGAGTCTTTAAAAGCTATGGCTAAGGAATGGTGGAGTTCAATGCTACCAGTTCACTTTACTCCAGAAGCAAATATAGAATATGGTTTCGCAAAAAGAAGTGAAAAACACATAAAAAGAAAACAAAAATTACACGGTCAAAACAACCCTTTGGAATTTTCGGGTAAAACTAAAGGTATTATGTTGAATAATATGCCTATTCCAAAGATTAATTCTAAAAAAATGGATTTACAATTTAAAGGAATTCCTAAATATATATACTATTCAACCCAAAGAGAACCATCTGAAATCGAAAGTACTTTAAATCAATATGATAATATATGGGAAGCACAAAGAAAATTAGCGGCTGAAGGTAGACCACTTTCATTAAAGTACTTAACAAAGGTGAAACAAGGGTTGATAAAAGGAAAAAATAAGTTACCTCCAATGCGAAACGAATTAGTAGCCGTATCTACAAAGGAACTTACAAAATTGGGTAACATATCCACAAAAATATTAACTGAAAAGTTAAATACTGAAGATAAAAAAGTTTAAATAAACATTAAAAACACTTTCTAAAATATAAATACTAAAAACTAATTAAGGAGTTTATAATTATGGCAACCAATCTAAGTAACTTAGTTCTTATTGTTGTTGATGGCGTTCAAATTCCAGTTGAACAAGGCGATTTAAATCAGGGTATTCAGATGGCTATGGAAAGTGGTTCACATTCCGTATTTCCAACTACAAACTATGTACAGCAAAAAGCTCCTGTAGCTACTTTCTCTACTAAAGCTATTGACGTAGCATTAGACGCAGTTGGTATTAATTGTTTAGGATTAGACTCTACTTCTACTTTTGATATGTACTTTGCTGATAAGTTATTTCAAGGTACAGGTACAGGTAACAGACGTTTCTATTCAAACACAGGTGCAACCAAGATTACTATCAATAGTGGATTTGTATTATTCGATAGTTTAAGTGCTCCTGCTGGTGGTGGAGCTACTGCAAGCTTTAGAGTTCTTGCTGCTGGCGAAACTGATGCTGTAGGACTTGTTATTACACCTAATAGCTCTGTTCCTGATGTTACAAGTGGATGTTTAGATTATGCATTCGTAGTTGGACCTATGAAGGACTCTACAGGTGCTGAATATCCTCTTACATCTTGGACTTATAATTCTGGAATACAGGAAGAATATAACTATCGTAATGGTCTTCCTACTCCCGCTGGTGTTGCAATCAACGCTTATGAACCAAATTTCACAATTGAGTCTAATGATAAAGATTTACTTGATGAATTCGTTTCTAATGATGAAATAATTGGATGTTTAACTGACGTTACTCTATTTCTCAGAAAAACAGATTTGTGTCAGTCAAGAGTTCCAGAGGCAACTGCTGAACATATTGGATTTACTATTCCAAGTGCTACAATCTTTAATACAAGTGCAAGTGGTGGATTTAGACAATCTGCTTCTTATGGATTTGAATTAAGACCTGTGCTTGAATGCAATGGCTCCGACCCAATTATTAGTATCGATACGACTTTAGCGATTTCTCCCGCATAACATGAATAAATTTATAGGTTGGGTTGTATTTATCATAGTACAACTCAACCTATAAGGATTAAAAATGAAAAAATATACACTTAAAGAAGTTGATATGTTCTTTGAAGAATTGAACTGGACTTTATTAGAGTCTAATTATAAAGATAATAAACAAAAATTACAGTGTTTATGCTCAGAAGGTCATTTATGTAAAATTTCATTGCATGATTTGAAGAGCGGTAAAAGATGTAAAATATGTTTTAATATCAAACAAAAGCACTTATATAAACTTTCACAAGAATACATTGAAAATCAATATAAAAACTTTGGTTATAAACTAATATCAAAATATATAAATTGTGGAATTAAAGATGTTCTAATATGCCCAAATGGTCATTGTATAGAATTGAGATATGAACACTTTAAAAGAGGTGTTAGGTGTAAAGAATGTTATGCAGAAAATAACATTGGTGAAAATCATCCAAATTGGAATAAAGATAGAACACGTGAAAGAAGACTGCAATCTTTAAAGTTCCGATTAAATGATATAGATACTCTTTCAGATGATCCAAATTATCAAGATTATTTAATAAACACTGATTTATATCATGTTGATCATATATTTCCAAGAGTAGCTTTTATCGATTATAACATAGATAAAAAATACGGAATTAAATTTACTAAAAAAATTTGTAATTCTAGAGAAAATCTTAAAATTATAACTAAAGAGGAAAATTTATTAAAAGGTGGAAAATATAATCAAATGGATTTCTTATTTTTTATTCAAAGACACATAATAAATTTAAAAATCGAAAACACACAACTATAAGGAGTTTAATATGTTTTCATTAATCTATTTTATACCTAACGTTTCAAAGTTTAAACAAGAAACATTAAATGAATTTGGATTAGATTATATATCTAAAGCAAGTATTACATCAGGTGCAACTACTAAAGCTATTAATAATCAACCGGGATTTCTATTTACACATGCTAACTCAGAAACCAAATTAGGTTATAGACCTGAAAGTCAAACATGGCAATGTATTAAAGTAGATGAAGATAAGAAGTTTTATATAGGTTATGATAATGATGCAAAACCTAATTTAAATGAAATTATAAAGAAAAATGTAGATTTATATGATTTCTTTGAATATAAATTGAACGACGGTGAAATATACAAATTCCCAAGAGCACAATATATACCTCAATCATTCGAGTTTTCACCTGATGGTGAAATTGTTTCCTGTCTCTCACTTAAATATAAAACCTTAATTGATGTTTCTCAAAAATATTATAAAAAATTTGAAACTGGATTTAAAGAAGAAAATGAAGAAGGTATAGTAGAAGTAAAAGTAGATTATATGGAAATGATTACAGATTGTAGTACACTACTGAATTCATTTTATAAACTTGGAAAAAGTGAATGTATTCTATATAAGTTATTTGATACTAATAATATATTTGAAATATTAAAGAAGTTCTTAGGTTATGATAGATTAGAAGAGATACTTAAAGAAGAACAAGAACACATAGAAGCTCAAAAAAAAAGTATAATTACAGAATAAAAAATATACAATATAATAAATATAAAATTTGGAAGTCTGGTTTAGGAAAGAATTATATTCCAACTGTATTAGATTTTCTTTTATTTTCAAGAGGAGTTAATTAGAATGGCTGATGTCACATTCAGAATAAATACAGAGAGTACTAAAGCATTAAATGATTTTAGTAAATTAACTTTATCACAACAAAAAATGGATTTAGAAACCAAAAAACTAAATAATAGTTTACAAAGACAATCTCAATTAATTGAAAAGAATGGAAAGAATGTCGCCAAAGGTGGTTCTTCAGGTCCTTCTTTAACTTCTTATGTTCCCGGTGGTGGAGGTGCTGAACAGTTTAAACAGACTTTGGGCGCTCTGGGTATTACTGGTTTAGCTGGTGCTGTAATTTCTTTAAAGAATGCTATAGACGCCAACACACAAGCTGTATTAGACAGAGCAAAAGAACAAAGAGAATTATCAAGAAAGATTGGTCCCACAGACTATTTTCAGGGAAAAGATCCAAGATTTCAAGGTGAATATCAGGCTAATAGAAATAAGATTGCACAAACTACAGCTACACCATTAGAAGAAATAGATAAACTGAATTCAAGCTTTTCAGCAATTGTAACAAGTGCGGAAGATTTAAATAATGTTATTTCATCTATTGCAATTGCATCAAAACTAAATCTTGGTTCGATGGAAGAGCTTATAGCGTTAGAGCAAAAAAATATTGCTGATGGTGGTGCTGCTGGTAATGCTGTAGCAGATTTAACTAAATTAAATTATAATACAAATGGAGCGGCACAAGTAAAAACAATACTTGATGAGATTGCTTTATTTAAAAATCAGAATATGGGTTTTGCTTTAGGTACAAGTCTTATAAAAAATGATGCTGTAAACGCAGAAGATAATATGAAATTGTTAGCAGCATTTCAGGAAAAAGGTTCTAATGAAAATCTACGTTCATATATGAGAGTAGATGAAAATGTAGAAGGTGATGAAATGTTTGATAAGTTTTTCAAATTCATTACCGCTAAATCTGAAAAACTTGGAATGAGTAAAGAAGTTGTAATAGATAATATAGTTAAACAAGGAGATTTAGACTCTGATACTGGTGATGCTCTAAAAGCTGTAATAAAAGATGTTAATGGGTTAAATGAATATTTAGTTGATTTTTCTGCAAGTACTTCTACAAGTCAAAAATCTTTAGAAAGTATGATTAAAACTCTGGATGAATTAAGAAAAAGTAATATATCATTTGATCAATCATTTAAAGAAGATCAAGTAAAAGTAGATGCAGAAATTAAAAATGCATCAACTGGTCCAACCGTTGAGTCTGAAGCTTTTAATAAACAAATGGCTTTAAATCAAAAAGCAATTGAAAAAGGTATGGATACAGTATTATCAAAAGATACAAATGGAATGGTAAAAGATAATTGGTGGAATAGAACCATGTTAGCCGATGAAAAAATACCTTTTGTTACAAATGCGGCTAATTATCAAAAAGAACTTAAAAAGGAAAATTCTGAAATATCAGATAGATTTGATAAAGGAACTAATAGTAAATGGGATTATGTTCAATATGGTTGGAATACCATGCAGCAATATAATCCCATGTCCGGTGGTTTTGGTAGTGCAGAAAGAGCACAAGAACAATTTGATAAATCTCCATTTTTAAAAGATTTATTATCAGTTGGTGCAAATGATATTCCTATTGTTGGTGGCGCTGTAACTTATGGTCAAACTGGTAAATTACTTCCCGGTAAATATGATACTAAAGATGAACAAGGAAATATGATTAAAGAATTTTCATTAGGTGGATTAGGGCAAGCTGGTTTAGATTTAGCATCAATGGGTGTAGGTGGTTTTTTTGGAAAAAGAGCAGGAAATAAAGCAACTCTAGAAGCGATTAAAGAATTAAGAAAACAGAAAAAAGTATTAAGAGCTACTAACGAAGTTGTCGGGGCTGTAAAACCAGAAAAATATGAACGTTCTATCACAAGCGCTTTTGATGATTTTCTCAATCCTAAAGAAGTATTACCAGGAACTTATTCTCAAATAGACAATCTTGGATATGATGATGCTGTAAAAATATCAGAAAAATTAAAAAAAGTTAATGAAAAATCTACTATATATACCAACTCTTTAAGGACTTCTGTTCCTTATACAAGTAAAATTCCATTCACTGATGGTGGATTAACTGCACATCAATTACAAGGAATGAGTAAAGGTACTATGAATGGAGCTATCGGAAGTCATATTGTTAACGAAGCCTTTCCGGCGTTTTCACCTATTCCATCTGATACAGAGTCAATGGTTAAATCTTCTTATGATACTGGAAGTAGAGATAAAATAGAAATTTATAGTCCAAAAGAAGATTTAGTTTCCGTAGATAATGGTATAAAAGAACTTGGATCAAAATTAGATGCTTTAATTCAGATAAATAAAGATATAAATAAAATTCAAACTGACTCTTTAGATACCCAAAAGAAGATTAAAGATAACACGTTTAATGCCACTCAAAAACCATTTATGCGAAATTCGATTAAGTAAAGGAATTAATATATGTATTTTTACATTCAAGACAACGCTCCATATACACCATGTATGATATCTGTATCAGGTGATAGATATATTAACTTTTTTAACTTAGGTCCTATTCAAAGACCTTATAATGGTATTGTTGAAATATCCCAACCAACCCAATGGGGGCATACCTACCTGTATACAGGTGCAAAAGGTGATATATATCAGTTAGAATTTGAGGCATTTTTTGCAAATAGTTTTTTAGCACACGAATGGAAATATCAAGTTGCTTTATCGACTTCATTGTTGTACAACATCTTCGATGTATTTGGAAACAAAACAGTTAATCAATTATTTCATAAGATTAAGTTTGATGAAGAAAAGGTTATTCTTCATGCCAATTTTCAAGGTGTATGTTATGAAGGAGCAATAAAAATAACTGGAACTATGGATATTCAGCCTCTTCCATAATAAAATATAAATCTTTGGA